ATGACCGCCAAGACCACCGCCCAGCGCCAGGCGGCCTATCGCGCTCGCAAGGCAGCAGCGAACTTGCCGGAGGTGCGGGGCATCTTCGCCCCCGCTGCGTCTCACCCGGCCATCAAGGCGGCTGCGGTGAAGCTGTCAGCGCGTCAGGGCGTTGTACGCAGCCGCACAGACCCCGAGGGCAGCGCGTAGCTCGTCGGCCCGTCGAGCTTCCCCCGCAAGAAATTCTCCATCCGGTCGGTAAAGCTGCGCTCCAGTGCATCCGGTGACGGGCCCAGCTCCAGCGGTGGCGGCTTCGGGCAGACTTCCATCACTCGGACGGTCGGGCCTGTCGCGCAGCCCAGCAATAAGCCGGTCATGGTCAGCAGCAATGCGAGCTTTTTCATTCTTGAACTCCGTCTGTCGTTGATCCATCTGCGTCCGAAGCTCGCCTTCGCGGATCTGGGCAATCAAGATCTGCTCGCCCTGCGCCTCCAGCGTCCGCACTTTCTCCGCGTCCCATCGCGCCTGCATAGTCGCCATCCCGGATTGCCGACCGCTGTTGTGCGCGTACCAGACAGACCCAGCAAGTGCTGCGATCAGGGCCGTGGGTGCAATCAAGCGCGTCCACGGTGCGATCACGCGAACGCTCGCAGTCCGTTTTGCCACAGCGCCTCACGCTGCGCTAAGCCATTCACGCCGCCGTTGACGCGCCTCGTCATGCCTATCACATCGCCCAGGTCAGCAATGTCGTTGAGCTTGTTCGTGCTCCAAAACCAGCCTGCGGACATGGCGGCGTTGGCAGGCAGCAGCAGCAGGTCGGGGTTGCCGATCAAGTCGATGCGCAGCGCGTCCCCGCAGCGCCGGTAGTTGTCGCGACCGGTGAGCTGCTTCAAGCCGCGGCCGCGAAAGGCCCACCCGTCGCCGGGCTGCGTGTTGCCCAGCTGCTCGCGCCCGAACGCACCGCCGTACAGCAGATTTGCGAGCTTGACCTGGTTGGCCGGTTGCCCGCGCCTGCGCCCGTGCGTCTGCGCATCTTCCGCGCTGATGCGCTTGCGGCTAAACGTGACGAGCAATCCGTCAGTCGAGTAATTCAGGTTTTCCACCAGTCGCGACAGGCCCGCCGACTCATGCCCGATCTGCGACAGAAACCCGGCCACGCGACGCGGCGAAGTTATGCTGTAGTTTTTGCACGCGACCTGCAAAAAAGGCAGGTAGAGTGCCGCGTTTTGCAGGCTTGCACCTGTTGCGAGCTGCACCTGCTCGGCGGTGAGTGGGATCATGTCGTGCCCTTTGTCTGGGTGTCGTCAATGGTCGCCCAGCCGATGTAGCTTGCGACCACAGCACTGACAAAAACGTAAAACGCACCTGCCACCGCGCCCAACTGCTCGGACTCGGTGTACAGCAGCAGCAACGGGAAGGCCAGCCCTGCCAGCAGCGCCAGCCACGCCATGCGGCGGCGGTTTTTCCAGCGGTCCTTTTCGTTCATGGCAGCACCTCGAAAATGTTGCTGTCGGCAGACACCCGCTTGACGGGCAGGATCGAAAACGAGGGCTGGATCACCCAGGTGGTCGAAACAACATAGCGGCCCGCTTCGAGCACCGGGCATTTGCCGTCCGTCCACCACGACAGCGTGAGACCACGCGGCAGCCGGGAATCCGGTGTGTACTTTGCGGACCCTGTGGCAGTGCAGTAGACAACCCAACCCGAGCCCACGGCCCCTGTGTCTTCCCAGGTTTTCACGGTTGCAACCCAACCGCCATCAAAGCTGCGATGAGTCTCTCGATTGACCAACATTGGCACAGACTCACCCACGCGGGCCGGGCCAGCGTTGACCGAATGCACCTCGAACCAGAATGACGCGGGCCACAGTTGCGCGGTGCCGTAGGCCAGCAGCCAAAGCAGCATCAGCACTAACAGCTTGGTGTTGTTGATCAGAGCGAGAGTGGTTTTCATGAGCGCAGCCAATCCTTGAGCACCCCCGCCAGCACGCCCCAGCTCGCCACGGCTGCGGCGATCAGGCCCAAGCCGGTGATGAGCCACTTGCTCGCCCGGCCCAATGCGATCCAACCGCGCCACGCCTGCGCCATCGCGTGTAGCGCGGCTTTCTCCTCGGGCGTGAAATCCGGCGCTTGATCTAAGTGCTGCTCCAACCGGTTGAGTAACTGGTCGCTTTGAGGTTTGGTGTAGCTCATGCATCGTCGCCTTTATTTGGCGCTGAACTCAAAAATACAGGCGCGCAAGTCGCACCGTGTCAGCCAGGAAAAACCCACCCAGTTGCGCGTAGCTCGCTGGGTAGAGCTTTCCGTTTTGCGGCTCAATCTGCCAAACCGTTCGGTCAGCATCAACACACAAAACAATTGCGTGCCCACCGTGCAACGTGTCACCCCGATAGTGCAGCGTGGAGGCAAATCCATGCGCCACATTGCCCAAGCCTTTTGCCGCAAGCCATCCCTGAAAGTGACGGGCGAAATCATCGCAGTCGTGCGTTTCTGTACCAGAATGCTTGCGCCGCTTCGCTGGGCATGTCTGAGCGATCAAGTCCCACTCTGCTTTGGTGGGGAGTCGGTAAGCGCGGTCAGCGTGATCCAGGAAGAAATGGCTTGTCGTTTTGCATTGAGCTGCAACTGCTGCGTGAATGTCCGGCCACTGGATCAGCGGCAGACTGCCGAGGTCAATCGTGAATTCGGGGTCCACGTTGCTGATAAACGCCTGCGGGTTGCCCACAGCAGCATTGACGCGATGCACCCACGCAAGCACATCATCAACCGTGACAAGGTTCAGGCGCTGGCAGGCAGGCAGGATTTCTTCTGGTGCGCCCCACATCAGGTTAAAAACGCTGAATGCTGCGTCGGACTCAAGCGTCTTGGCAACAGCAAGCGCACCGTGCTGGTTGATGTAATCTGCAACTATCATGTGCTGGCCTTAAAGTGTTGCGGCCAGAAGCCAAAGGTTGTCCAGGCTCTCAGCGTCAACCGCCAAAGCCGAACCCATTGCGCTCACTTGCGAGTTGTCTCGCTCAAACACAGTCGAGAACTCGTACCAGTCCTGCATGTCTTGACTGCCAGCAGCAACAGCGGCTTCGACTTGCGACCGAAGGCCAGCACGGCTCAGAGCCATGCGAATCTGCCGTGGCGACGCATCGGGGATGATCTGGCGCACTGGCAGCGTTAAGTCCACCGCCTCCATTGCCGCGTCAAACTCGGCTTGGTCCGCGAAGACGTAGAACACAGTCGGCAGTGATCCAAACGTGCGCGATGGGCTGGCAGGCGTGATTTGCTGCGCTGCCCAGTCGTCAACCGTGTGTGTGGCGTTGACGTGATAGCCGTCAAGTGCAATAGGTGGCAGCGGCTCGCCTTGATCGTCGAATTGAGTAGCGGCAAACAGAGTGCCAATGATGTCGAGTTGGATCATGGTTTAGGCGCTCAGTTGTTGCAGGTTGGCGGGAAGGGCGCGGGGGAAGTAGAGGATTCGGCTGATCGTGCCGTTGAGATGCTCTGCATTGACTAACGAGTTGCAGCCAATCCCCATGTGGTCAACCACGGGCACCGTACCCAGCGTATCAGTAAGCAATGCACCGCCTGACATCGACGCCGCAAAATCATTGGCTTTGTAGCTTGCAGCAAATGAGCGCAGTCCAGGGCCTACTGCCTCGCCATAGACACGCTGGGCTTGAGCCACCCCAGCATCTACAGCGTCAAATCGGCGCTGTGCCGGTGTAACAGCGCCGTTTGTGATAGTGAAGAAAGATGTCAATGCCTCGTTGGACACAAATATATGTCTAGCAGTTGGAGCATCCATCGAAGCATTGCTCACAACAACAAAAGTCCCCTCTACCGGATTGAACCACTTGCTGAAGTTCGTGCCGGTGAGCGATGCCACATCAGCGGGTCCTGTGACTGCTGATGCTGCGGTCGGAATAAATGGCGAGTCTGATGTACCCGTGGTCAGGTTGGCGAATTGCACCGTACCCGACACGGTAAACGTCACAGAACCCGCTGTTGCGGTAAACGTCAGCCCGCTGCGCGATGGGTATTCGCCTGCGCCCACCAGCGTGCTCGATGCGGTGCCGGTAATCGCTACCGTGCCCGTGCCAAAAAAAGACAGTCGGTGGTCACCAGCGCCAAGCGTGACGCTTTGGGTTGCCAGCGAAGTGCCGTTGACAAGTGAATTCAGAAAAAGATTCGTCCGAGCCTGAAACACACTCAGCCCATTGCCTGCCCCTGTCACCGGGTCAAACGTCAACCGAGGCGTGTTGCTGGCCTGCACACGCAGCACGCCCGTTGCATCCACAAACGTGCGGTTTGCCCCGGTGTAGGTCAAGATCGAAGCCAGTGCGACGCTGCTCAGTCCACCCGTTGCGCTGTCGTACATGCTGTACCGTTGACGCGCAAAGTCGAGGTCGAGGGTTGGTTGAATGCCGACCCGGTTGGCAACGTCAATGCCTGTGCCAGTCAGGAACCCATTGAGCACTGGTGAGGTCAACGTCTTGTTTGTGAGCGTTGCAACAGCGGTGCGCTCGGCTGTAATGGCGTTGGCTGTGTTCGCAGCGCTGCTGGCGGCGTTGGTGGCTTGCGTCGTGGCAATCCCTGCTTGGGTTGTTGAGATGCCTGCCTGGGTGCTTGCGGCGCCCGCGCTGGTGGCCGCGCTTTCCGCTTGCGTCGTGGCTGTGCTGGCTTGGGCCGCTGCCGTGCTAGCGCTGGTTGTGGCGCTGCCCGCCTGCGTTGCGGCTGAGCTTGCGCTGGTGCTGGCTTCTGCGGCTTTGGTGCTCGCAATACCAGCTTGCGTCGTCGCTGTGCTTGCCTGGGTGGTGGCTGTTGTGGCCTGTGCCGTGGCGGTGGCGGCCGCTGTGCTTGCAGTGCTGGCGCTGGTGGTGGCGCTGGCGGCGCTGGCTGTGGCGCTGGTTGCAGCACCTGTGGCAGTTGTTGCCCTGGTGGTGGCGGTTGTCGCTTGCGCGGTGGCTGTCGTGGCCTGGCTGGTTGCCGTGCTCGCTGCCCCTACAGCTGTCGTTGCAGCGCTGGTGGCCGCTGTCGCTTGCGTTGTGGCTGTGTTTGCGCCTGACGTGGCTGTTGCGGCGGCTGCGTTAACGCCGCCAGTGGTGCTGTTGACTTGATCGGAAAGCGTGTTCAAGTCGCCCAACAGGGTGAACGCTTTGGTGCTGAATACCGCAGGCGAATCGCTGGGCAGGGGTGGGTTGAATGTGACGGTGATGGTCATGTGAGGCTTTCAAGGTCAAGGGTGCAATCGGAATATTCCGGGTAGGTAATTCCGATTTCGAAATTGTTGTAAAACCCAAACAAGCTCAGAACCTCATATCCTTGGCTGCCAATCCACAGGCACGGTGTGGCGCGCAGATCAGCCAGCAGGTCGTAGGTGTTGTCCAGCTCGCTGTTTTTAACCAACATGCTCATGGTTATTCGGCTTGAATACGCCCGCTGAACCAGCACAACATCGCCAAAGGCGTTGCGCTCTTTGCGGCTGTAGTCTTGGATGAACAAGCGCACACCGGCATTTAGGCCCATGCCCAGGCTGCGCTGATTGCCAAAAACCAGCGCGCCAATGAACGCCTGGCCCGAGCTTGTCACGTCCACTCGCAATGTTGCGTTTGGGTATGTCGGCAGGTCGCTGACGATGTACTTGGTTTGCTCGGTTCGCACATCAAAAAACCAGCTGTACCAATTCGACTCTGCCGTGATAGGGGTCAAGTCAACCAGCTTGTCAAACACCACACCAAAGGACGGATCGGTCAGCCGCGTGCGCACAGTCAAAATGCCGCTGATGTTGACCAGCGCCATGCTGTTGACCGCGACACCGGGGGTTAGCTCGTAGAAATCGGCCTCATCAACAATGGTCTGCGTTGTCGTGGACAGGTCAAACAACTGCCAGCGGTTTGTGGGCCGAACAGCGATCCACCACAGCGGCTCTGTCAACGGGTTTTTGCCGGTGTTGCCCGATTGCAGGCTCTCATAGATCATGTGCGTGCTGAGCACAATCACCCGGTCGCCAGCGGCGTTTGTGACGGCGCCACTCCACTGCGCGTAGTCGGCTTCGGGCACGCTGGATGCCGTCAGCACAGCGTCTGTCACGCTCAGCGATTTGATGACTTTGAGCGATTTTGTCATTCTGTCACCCGTGCTTCCGGCAGGCCGGTGCCGTTCCACAATTCAAGGATTTTTGTCATTCGCTGCTGCATAGCAACCATCGAGCGGGCCTGTGCCCGGTTGTCTTCGCGCAAGTTGCGGATCTCAGCGGTCAGCGCTTCGGCGCCGTTTGAGTTGTTGCGCTGGAATTGCGACAGATCAATGCTGGCCTGCACGCCCAAAGAGCCGTCAGCGCCACGCTTGAGCGGCATGATGGCCTCATCGCCAGCTTCGCCCATGAGACCCATCGGAAACATGGTCGGTCGGCTGACAACCGAGTTTGTGAACACGCCACCTGTGGCGAATTGTGCAAATCCACCTGTTTTCACGCTGCTAGTGACGGTCAGGGTGGCCATGAGTCGGTTGTAGATCAGCATCAGATAGTCGCGCTGCTGCGTCATCAATCCGTAAGTGCCGGGTATTGCAACGCCGTCTGATGTAATCTGATTTGATCCACTAAATGCGCCAGCCTCCGTAAATGAGGATGCCATAAACCCTGTCATGTATAGCGCAGTCAACATAGTGTTTGCTGCAATAGCGTCAAACACGCTTTTCATGCTGTTGCTTGGGTCGAACGTGATTGTGCTGGCGGACAAAGAAAGCGATGTGCCGCCGCTGATGGCGCCCAAAATTGCCCGCTGGTCAGCGGTGAGCGTGCCGCCTGCCGCCGTAATGGTGCGTGTGATGGTTGCCGCTTGGGCAGTGGCCAGAGCCAATGCGCTTGCGTTTCCGGCACCCAAAGCAGCCACAATCGTTTTTGTAATGCTGCTGGTGGATGCCAGCGCCAGCGTGAGGTCGTTGCCAGTGAGCCTTGACCCGGCCAGCGCGTTGATCGTCTTTGTAACTTGCGAGCTTGAGCTGAGCGCGAGCGTTTTCTGCTGCTCGGTCAGCGTGTCGGATCGCAGTGCAATGTCAAAAGATTTAACGATGCTCGCAGTAGATGACAGCGCCAATGTTAGGTCGTTGCCCGTCAGCCTTGAACCGGCTATAGCGTTCAGCGTTTTGGTGATTTGCGAGCTTGTGCTGAGCACAAGGATTTTTTGCTGCTCAGTCAGCGTGTCGGATCGCAGTGCAAGGTCAAAAGATTTAACGATGCTCGCAGTGGATGACAGCGCCAATGTTAGGTCGTTGCCCGTCAGCCTTGAACCGGCTATAGCGTTCAGCGTTTTGGTGATTTGCGAGCTTGTGCTGAGCACAAGGATTTTTTGCTGCTCAGTCAGCGTGTCGGATCGCAGCGCAATGTCAAAAGATTTAACGATGCTCGCAGTAGATGACAGGGCCAGCAGGCGCTGTACCTCGCTGAGCGTGTCAGCGCCTGCAATCAGGCCAATGGTGCGTGTGATTGCTGCGGTTTCGCGCAAGGCCAAGGCCTGCACAGTCTCGCTCAGCGGGTTGGCGCCAGCCAAGAATCCGATGGTTCGCTGGATTGCCTCGGATTGCAGCAGAGCCAGCGCTCGGGTCTCGGCAGGCAGCGAAGACACATTCCCAATTACGGTTATCAGCTTGGTGATCTCAGACGCTGCCTCTATCGCCAGTTTGACCGTAAGGCTGCCGTTCAAGTCTTTGACGTTTCCCGATGTGGCCAGCGTGTTGCCCTGGATGGCTTGCAGTGCGGCCAGGGTTTGGGCCACGTTGGACTGGGCAGAAACCAGCTCGGACTGCGCGGCAGCAAACAGGGCAATCAGGTCGGCCTGGGACTTTTGCAGCGGTGCGTTGATCGCGTTGGCGACGCGCAAAGATTCGGCAAGGTCGGCTTGGGACGCAATCAGCGCGGCTTGGGCTATCGCCAGTGAGTCTGCTGGCGTGGACAGCGTGGCGCTGGAGGTTGCCGCCTCCGAGCGGGCTGCGACTTCTGCGACCGCCGCCAATATGCTGGCGCGCTGGGCGTTGAATTCTTGCGAGCTGCGGGCGTTTGTGAGCGCGGCATCAATGGCGCCTCTAGCCGATGCCGCCAGGCCAGCGATGGCGTCGGTGTTGCCCCCGCGCGCTGCGGCCAAGGTGCTGCCAAAGTTGGCCCCTGGTGCTGCGCCGCCGATCTCATCGGCAACAAAAGCCCTGAGCGACTTACCCAGGCCGTTGAGTTTTTCGGCGGCTTCAATCGACGCCTGGGCAATGCGGTCTTGCGCGGCAACCTGCAAGTTGGTAAGCGACTGCTGCGCTTGCGCCACTTTTTCTAGCGCGTTCAGATACTGGTCGGTTCCTTGCTGCTGAATGCCTTGGGCGGCGTTTTGCGCAGCCGTGAGCGCGCTGGTTGCCGTATCAAATGCCGACTTAGCGCTTGCAAGGGCGGCGGTGTACGTCTCTTGGGCGGCAGCCGCATCTTGCAGCGCGAACAACTGGCGCAGCAACGCCTTGGTGCTTTGATCTGCGGCGTCGCGCAAGGCCAGCGTGTTCTGTGTTTGTGCGCCGGTCAACAGGTCGATCTGGTCTTGGATGCCCCGGTTAATGTTGGCAAGCGCGAGCGCTGCCGCTGTGGCCGCCTCAGTAGCGGCTTCGGCCACATCGGCAAACGCACCGGACACGGCCAGCAGCGCATTCAGCACCGGGCCTTCATTGGCGGCCGCCAGCTCCATAAACGCGGCTTTCGTGTCCGGCACAGTGGCGCCGTAAGCAGCGAAGGCGTCGGTAACTGTCTTGGACTTGGCCGCGAGCTTTTGGGCGTCGCTCGTGAAGCGGTCGGTGAAGCTGGCCATTGCAAGCTCAAGGGCTTCGCTTGCGGTGGTCGCATCCGACAGCGTTGTGATCTGTTGGCGCAGCGCCTCATTGCCCGCAAACGCAGCAGTGACTTTCAGCGCGCTTTCGGCGTCCAAGCCCTTGGTGAGCGCGGCAAGATCGCGGGCGTAAATGCGCTCGCGCACCGCCTCAGTGTTGCCCTGCGCCGTAAGCAGCTCGTTTTCGAGGTCGAATTTCGTCTCGCCCAGCCCGCCAAGTGCGCTGGCCAGGGCTTCGGCCATTTTGTCAATGGGGAGCACAGCGTCGGCTGCGGCGGCTGCAAGGGATTGAGTGCTTGTGACAAGCTGGGCAAAGCCGCCGCCCAAGGTGACAAGCGCGGCGTAGGCGTTGCGGCCCGACTCGGTGGCAATGTCTTGCGCGTCAACCAGTGCGCGGTACTGCGCCAGCGCGTCGGTGGCCCCGGTGTTGGGCAGCGCAATGCCCAATTTGCCCAGCGTCTCGGTGAGCTGGCGCACGCCGGTCTCGGTGCGCTCTTGCTCAGAGTAAAACGCTTCGTAGTAGGTGCTGGTGGCGCTGGCGAGCTGGTCTAGCCCGCCGAATGCGTCGGCCAGTTTTGATGCCAAGTCGCCACCTGCAAGACTCGTCTCCAGCAGTTTGTAGCCCAGCGTGTCGAATGTGCCGTTCACCACCATCAGGCTGCCCGACAAGCGCTTGAGCGTGTCGATTGCCAGCTCACTATCGCGTGCGAACTCGCTGGCGGTGTAGGCGGTTTTGGTGATCGTCTCGTTGACAGTCGCGTAAAAGATTTCGAGGCTGTCGCCAAAGCCGGAGCGCATCTCGACAGTTTTGGCGATCTGCTCGGTCACGCTGGTAAACGTGCCCAGCACTTGTTCAGCCAAAGCGTTGTTTGCCGTGGCCAGCGCTTCTTGGATTTTCTTATCGGCGTCTTCGGCGCTCAGGCCCTTGAGGCTCAGCTTGATCGTGCTGGTGAACCCAGCGATCTGGTCGGTGTTGAGCCCGAGCGCGGTGGCGAAGGTGCCCACCTGGATACGCATGGCGCCGAACGCATCGCCCAGGCCCTTGCGGACTTCTTCGTCGAGCGGGTTGCGGTTGGTCTTGTCTGACCGCAGAAAACCGCCCTTCATGAACTCAAAGCTGTTGCCGCTGAATCCTTCCTGCCCACCGAACGACCCTTCGACGCCGCTGTCTTTGAGCTTGCGGCCCAACAGTCGGTTGAACACGCCAGCGCCCGCACCGATGATTGCGCCCACCACAGGCCCACCAATGGCGCTGCCGATAGCGATGCCGACCTTCTGAAACGAGTCCATGCCTTTGCCGGCGCTGTAACCACCAGAGATCATGGTGCGCGCCATGCTGCCCAGGGCGTACCCCGCCATGGTGTCGCCCAGCACTTGCAGGCCTTGGCTTGCCAGCTGACCGGATGACGTGAGCGAGCCGCCACCAGGCAGCGGCCCCATCGCGCTGCTTTGCGACAAGCCCAGCGACTGCCCCGAGCTGCTGCGCGCGAACTCGCCAAACGACTTGCCGATGCTGCTGCTGATGCTGCTGTTGAGGGACGAAATCATCGATTTGATGTCGCCCCCACCGCCACCCGCCGCATTGGCCGCGCCGCTCAGACCGCCCGCCACCGGCGCCAGCACAGCGCTGATGGTCGGGCGCAGCACCATGGTCTTGAACATGTTGGTCAAGGTGTCGCGCAGGTTTTTGGCAAACCCTTTGCCGTCTTCAAAGCCGCGCATGAGTGCGTCGGTCAGGCTGCTGTTGATGCTGTCGGCGGTTTTCTGCCACTCTGCCGTGGCGTCGGCTGCTGCTTTTGCGGTGGCCTCAAGCGCATCTTTTGAGGTCTTGTCGGCTGCCTCGCGGGCGTCAAGGCCCACCGTGGCAGCGATCAGGCGCTTCTGTGCTTCGATGCGCTTTTGAATGTTGCTCACGTCCTCGCCCGCCAGGGCGGCAGACTCACGGGCGTTTTGCAGCTGCGCCAGGGTGAGGGACATCACCTCGCTTTTCAGCAGGCCGTAATTGCGCAGTTGCTCCTCGGCGGTAGTGGCGGCTTCAATGGCGGCTGCAACGGTTTTGGCGTCTGTCTGCTGGGTGTCTTCGATCAGCTTGAGGGTGTCGGCCATTGACTTTACGCGGTCCTTCTCCAGCGTCAACAGCGACTCGGACGCAGCAAACTCGTCCAGCTTCGCGCGCACCGATTGCTCGTTGGCGGCGGTCAGCTTGAGCGAGCCAGCGGCCATGTCGCGGTCGATTTTGATGCGCAGCTTCTGAGACTCGGTGACCGCATCCCCGCTGGCGGCCTCAAGCCCATTGGCTTCGATCCTGCCGTTGATGTCCGCCATCAACTTTTCGTAGGCTGTGGCCTCTTTAGCAACTGCGGCTGCGGCGCCCTTCGCCCCGCTGGTCTTGGCTTCGTACTGCGCGCGGATGCGGCGCTCAATTTCCGGCGAGAAAGCGTTGCCAAGCTCTTTGCGCGCCAGCGCCAGTTCGGCTGTCAGCTTTTCTGCTTGGGTGGCGTATTTGCCCAGCCATTCGCCCGCCTTGGACTCTTTCCCAAAGCTGTCCAACGCTTTCTGCTGTACGTCAACCTCTTGAATTTTTTCGGCCAGAGTTCCGTATTCGCGCAGCAGGGATTGCAGCACGCCCACGCGGGCGGCTTCGGGCAGCGCTGCGCCGCCGGTCGGGCCTTTGCCCGATTGCAGGTTATCAATCTGCACTTGCAAGGCGGCCAGGCGCTGGCTTGCTTCGCTGGCGCCTTTGGCAATCTCTGGCAACCCGGCGCGGGCCAATGCGTTTCGCTCTTTCAGTTTGCTGATCTGCTTGTCCAACGTGGCAATAATTTCGGTCGTACTGGTTTCGATGGCCCCACTGGCTTCGCTGGCGGCTTTCTTGGCGCTGCCCCCCCACAAAATCCAGGCGGTCGCGCCCAAGCCCAGCAAGGTCGTCACGATGCCGATAGGCCCGCCCAAGAAGCCCAGCGCGCGGGTAGCCAGTGCAGCCGATGCGCCGCCTGCGGTGTTGGCTGCGGTCAGCCCGGCCTGTGCGGCGGTTTGCGCGAGGGTGGCGGCGGTGATCTGAGCGGACACGCGGGCCTGCTGTTGTCCCAGCAGCGCCAGTTCGGCCATGGATGCGCTTCGGGCGCGCTGCGCTGCGAGCAATGCCACTTCGCCCTGCGCCAGTGCCGTCAGTGCGAAACTTTGCGCCCCCGCTGCCCGCGCGGCTGCGATCTGCGCGGTGGCCTGGGCTGCTGTGGCGTTGGCCGATGCGAGGCTGGCAATCGCCTCTTGGCGGGAGGCCACAATCACGGCCTGGGTGACGCCCAGCCGCGCGGTGGTGGCTGCGGTGCTGGCGATCTCGGCTTGGGCGGCGGCAATGGTGGCTGCCCGCTGCACTCCCAGCGCGTTCGCGGCAGCAAGTGCACCGGCTGCACTTTGGTAGCTCGCAAGTCCGATGGCGCCAATGGCCGATGTGACTTTGGCCAGCGCCAAACCGACGCCCACGGCGGCGAGCGTGTTGAGGTTTTCAGCGAGCGCGATGATGCTGCTGGTGATCGCCTTGATCGCGCCGCTGCTGTTGGCGCTGGTGCCGACGAACTGCAACAACTCGTTGTTGAAAACCGTGAAGGCCCCGCTGATGGTGGTAACTTCTTTGGCTTCCTCGGTCAGCTCTGCCAGGGCTTTTGGCAGCGCCTGGGCCAGCACGGCAGACGTGATAAGTCCAGCCGACGCCATTTCTTTGAGCGCGCCGATGGGAACACCCATGCCCTCTGCCAGCGCCTTCATAAGGCGCGGTGACGCCTCGTTGACGGCGTTGAATTCTTCGCCCCGCAAGGTGCCCGAGGCGAACGCCTGGGACAGTTGCAGGATGGTGGACGACGCTTCGACGGCGGTCGAGCCACTGACAGCCAAGCTCAGTGCGACGCTGCGCACGATGTCGCCAACCTGTTTTTGCGACACGCCCAGCTCGCGGGTGGAGTTAGCCACGCGGGCGTACAGCACGCCTACAGATCCGATGCTTTGTTGGGCCTCGGTCGAGATGGCGCGCACGCTGGCGAGCGATGTGGCGTATTCGTTTGTGCTGTTGGCAGCTAGGCGAAGTTGTGCGGTAAATTTGGTGTATTGGTCGGTCAGCTGGATCAGCTGCCCCACCCCGTAGGTTGCGGCCAAGACGCGCAGGGCGTTGCCCATCTCGTTTGCTGCGCCGGCTGCGCGGGTCATGGCGGCGCTGTTGACGGCGGTGCCTTGTGCGGCCCGAGCGGCGCCCGATGCTTGGGAGGCTTGGGCGGCTTCGACTTCGCGCAGACGGCGCAAGTACGGGCCGAACTGCGTCGGGTCGAGGCCTTGCGCGGCAATCTTGATTTCAAACTTCTGGCTTGCAGTTTTTCCGAGCTGCTGAATCTGCGTGGTGGTGCGCGATATTTCGTCGCGAATGCGCGACTGGGACCGCGTGAGCTGCGCCGCGCTTTGGTTTGCACCCGCGCCGATGCTGTTGATCGAGCGGCCCGTGCGCCCGGCAGACTCGCCAATATCTCGGGACATCCGCTCGGCAGCGCCGCCCAGGCGCCGGAACTCGCCCTCGGCTTGGCTTGCGTCCACCCGCACGCTGCCTGTGATGTTCAGATCTGCCATTTATCGGTCCCAGAAAAAAGAAAAGCCACCCGAAGGTGGCCTGTTTGGTGCGAAGCGGTTTAGAAAAGCGCGGCGCTTATCTTGGTAAACGTCTTGGAATCGGTGGTGGCGAGAAACTTGCGCTCGTCTTTGTGAACGCCAACGAAAGTCACATCCTTGCCGCGCCCGCCTGCCAGCAAGCCCGCAAGCAAGCCGACCGGACCCAGCAGCACGGCGCCAGCAACGCCCCATCCAACCGTGCCGCCGACCCGCTTCACTGCGTCTTCACTGGCGAGCTCAACGCTTGCCAAGTCGGAAAAAAGAACAGTTTTCCCAAGCGAAAACCCGTCTCCGCCCTGCCAGGGAAAGATCAAGACGCTGCCCGATGCCGTTCCTTTGCCTTTGCCAAAATCGCCTGCGTGAACCTGAAATACCGACATCACAAACCTCCGTTTTGTTGAGGTTCGCATCGTAGCGTGTCCCGTTACTTTTTGTTGATCTCGACCAGGGCCGCGCGCTCCATGATCTCCAGCTCAGTCAAAAGCCCATCCCACACCAGCGCATCCAGCCCAAGCCGGTCCATCAGCGGGTAAACCGCCTCCCACCGGATGCCGGTCACGCCGCCCATGCTGCTGTGCACCCAGCGGGTGCCGATGCGCTGCATCAGTTGCGCGGCTTGCACGTGCTCGGGCCACACCTCTACAGACTCGCTGGCGTAGTCGTCTTCGCAAAGGCCAAAGGCGGTCAGCTCACTTTTGCTTGGCGGCGCGGCAAAAAGCGCACCGCCAATCGCTGTCAGTTTCCCAGCTTGGCCGCGCTCAGCTCGTTGATGTAGGTCTCGAAAATCACCTTCGCCGCGCCGATGTACTGGTCAATCAACCGGCCCACGTTGTCGGCGTTGAACGGGTCGTCCAGGTCCCAGCCGCTGGCAATTTCCATGATGGCATCGGCGTCTTCCTTGTCGCTCAGGGTTTCGAGCCATGCCTTGAACTTGTCCTTGGTCATGCCATTGAACTTGAATTCAACCGGGGCGGCTTTTGCGCCAGGCACCGGGATCTTCACCATTGATTTGAAAGTGGGCGATGCGGTGAGCGTGAGTTTTGCCATGATGTTTTCTTTCGCAGGGTTTGAAAATGCCCATACCCAGCCCGCGCTCCCTGCGAAAGGAGACACGAGCCGGGCGGTGCTGGGTTGGCTTGCGCCAGAAACGAAAACCCCGCCGTGATTGCTCAGGGCGGGGTTGTTGAGGGCTTAGACCGACCGGTATCGGACTGGCAGTCCCTGCAACGAGAACGAGCAGGAAACCGCCATGACGCTGCCCTTGGTGAGGGATGGCGTCTCATTCAGGCTGAAAATGCCGTTGTAGAGAATGATGTCGCCGTTTCGCAATTGCAAGCGCAGTGCGCGGTTGCTGCGCGCTGCGCTTGCGGCCTTCAGGGCAACGTAGCCGGGCAGGGTTGTGTCATCGGCAATCGACATGGTGATCGACTGCGCGCTGGTGATCGAAGGCAGCTGACGCTCGAAATCTTCTTCCAGGAAGGAAAAGGTCGCAAACTGCTGATCGCCACCACTGGTTGAGAACTCCAGAATCTGGCTGATCTGGGTAAATCCGGTGATGGCGCGCGCAGTACCACCGCCAGAACCGGGTGTGTAAAACTGCGTGTTGGTGGCGTCAACGCCTTCCATCGCAAATGTGCCAGCCGCGGTCGCTGCCACACGGATGATGGCGTCGTTGATGCGGTTCCAGCCGCTTTTGACTTCCAGCAGCGTGCCGTTGACGTAGCCGTGCGACGCCGAACTGGCAATCGCCGGGTTGGCGTTGGTCACAGACGTGATGGTTTTTGAGCTGGCTTCGTAAGTGGTCGCGATCGAGAGGGTCGCGCCGTCTGGGAGGGTTGCTGCCATGGTGGTGGCCTTTCAGGTTGGTGGGTTTGCCCGCAAGGGCTGGAAACGAAAAACCCCGCTGCCATTGCTGAGAGCGGGTTGCTGTGAGCCCGAGCGGGCACAAAAAAAGCCGCGTATGAGGCGGCTTCGGTTGTTGGGGTTAAGTCCTAAAACTCAGTAGTTAAATTTACTTTCTGTCCCAGCACAAATGCTTTGCGTGCTGCGGATAGTTTTGCTTTGTGCTCGTCTGAAAAAACCGCCCCCTTTCGGGAGTTTGAAATTTTTTTCTTTTGATCATCTGACAACGGCTTCCAGACTCTATGTTTAGCGGCCTCAACCATCTTTGCTTTGGTCTCTTCACTGAATACCCGGCCCTTAAACTTATCTGACATTTTTTGACGGTACTCTTTACTTCTTGGCTTTTTGCATGCGGCTTGCGAATCAGCAACTTTCACCCTGAATTCCTCAGACTGCCATAGTTGTTTTGCCGCACTACTCTTGATGGCCTTTGCGTGGTCTGTATTCGCAGCCTTCTTCATGCCATACATTCGGCGGGCTCTACTTTCGGGGTCTGCCCAAGAGGCTAACTGGCCCTCGCTAAGCTTTTTTAAAAACTCAGGATCTTCAAAATTCTTTCGCATGGATTCTTTGATTTGGGCTTTCAAAGAATCCGGAAGCTTACCTCTGGACCCACCAGTTTTAATATTGTATCCGTATGGGGTTAAAGACTTATGCTCGGTGATGAATTTGATCTCTATTAGGTCTAATTCATCTTTACTCATGGCCAAAGCAACAACCTCAAGTGTAAAGTTATTACGTCCGTAGAGGGCAATTGCTGCGCCAAGTGCTTTGCACGAAACTCTTTTGGGGTTGCAGTGGGTCGACCACCGGATAGAAATCCGCTGAGTAGTTTGCCCAACGTACTTTTTCCCGTTTACTTTATTGGTTACCAAGTAAACGCGTCCGTAAATGCTAGAATTATCATCAGCCATACCGTTCCTTTTTAACGTATTTGGTTAGAAGTGCCTTTGGATTGCCGTCCTTAGGCGCTTCGTCATTTTACTACATTATCTAGGCGCGTATATAGAAAACCGTTGCAGACAACCATAGAGTTTAGTATCTCCTTCATACATAGACACAGACTCTCCGGTTGGTGTGGCGATGAACGCTGTTGATGCGCGCATCAAATCCTCTATTTGCCGAATCAAGCTCAGCGAATCCAGCCGACCCACAGACCAGACGTTAATTTGAAGTAACACATGGCGCTTGTCGGCGGCGGTGTTGTCGAGGTAGCCCAGCGACTCGCCACCCAGCGCTTGCCACGTCACCCAGGGCGCTGCGGTGTTGTTCGGCGCGACATCGGGGAACACGCGCGGGCACGCGGTCAGCAGCAGGGCTTGCAGGGCGGCTTCCATCATCGGTTTACCTCGCTGATGAATCTGGCCTTGATCGCGTCGCGCACCGACTTACGGGTTTCTGCGACCGATCGGGCAATGAAGGACTTCGCACCGCGTTTGCTGTTGCCGAATTCGTAGGCGAAGCCGTAGGGCGCTTTTGTTTTGTTCCAACTCACTTCATAGGTGGACACGTCGCGGAATGACTTGTCGCGGCTGAATACCTGATAGATGCTGTCGCGCAGGTTGCCCGGTTGGAATGGCCCGTACTTTCTGCCCTCGATGTGAAAGTAATGCGCTTTCTCGGACACAGGCGCATTGGCGCGCGCGCGGTCATAGATCAGTTGCACACCGGCCTGCGCGGCTGGGCGCGTGGCGGCGTGCATCTTGTCGGCGGTGGCCTGCAATTGCTCTTGCAACTGCTTTGTGTTGAAGTTGATTTTCAGGCTCACGCGGTCACCTCGCACACCAAGTCTGTGAATTCGCGGCGCGCCATATCGGGCAACACGGCCTTGATTTCGTAAACCACGCCACCGGCCACTACGCGCATTCCGGCGGTGATGCCAGCGAGCTGACGCACGCGCATGGATGCCTGCACCGTGGACACGCTGGCGCCCGCCTTGATGGCCTCTGCGCCGCTGTTGTGCCTTACGTTAGACCACACCGCCGCGAAGTCGCTCCACTGCGTCAGAGGCTGACCAATGGCGTCGGTCGTCGTCGTCTGCTGCTGAATCACGATGGGGGTGGATAGGCGACCGGCTTGCATCACAAACCAAGCCCGGCGCGGTAAGGTTGCAGCAACATGCTGGCGCCGTTGGGTAGCTGCGCCACGCTCAAGCCGACCACCACGTCCTCACGCGCGGCAAACAATGTGCCCAGCGTAAGCAGCACAGCTGCGGCGATTGCCTCGTTCATGAGAATGCCGTCATGGATCTGGCGTACCTCGATCTCGGTACGTCTGAATGCAAGATCAGCCACCCGCAAGGCTTCGGTCAATTCTTTACCCGTCAGCAGCATGGCCGCATCAAACGCTGTGATATAAGCCAGCGCAGCAGATGCAAAGGCCGCAGGCGCAGCAGCCACAGCAGCGGCGAGCGCAGCGCTGTCGGCGTAGACCTTGCGGTCAAGGTGCGACACAGCGGATTGCTCAGCTGCGAGCAGGTACAGGCCAATCAGCGCGTCCTCGCTGTCGTGCGTCACGCGCAGGTGCGCCTTGGCGGTGGTGAGCGTCAGCAGCATTTATTTGCTTTCGGCATAGGCCACGGCGGCGGGGTCGGTGTCCACCTGGCCGGACGCCTGGGCTTCGTTGACTTGCTCAGCCGACAGCTCCACCACGTCATCGGGCTGGCCATAGTGGCCTGCCACCAGCACGCGGGCTTTTGTCGTTGTCGGTTTCTTGGTTGCCATGTTTTTTTCCAATCGCAATGAAAAAGCCGCCCGGCAGTGGGGCGGCTTTGGCGTGTGACTGCTTAAGTTGCGCTGTTCACATACACCTTGAGCGCGCCGGTATCCAGCAGGTTAGAGCCGGTGCGGGTCCAGCCGCAGAAACCGACCTGGCCGTTCAGCGCAAAGGCTGAATCATCAAAGCGGCGAAGGCTGGTAGAGCCCGCCACGTCGCGAATGACAAACCGCGAGAAGTCGCCGAACAGGATCGAGCGCGCGTTGGCGGCCATGACCGGCACGTCATCGTTGACGGTGTACGGGTACTCGCACAGGGTGCTGGGCACGCCGCCCGCAATGCCTTCGCCTTCGCCTGGGTTCCAGATTGGGCGCCCGGTGGTGTCTTTGAGCTTGCGCAGCACAGCGACAGCCCGGTCGGACATCATGAAACGCGAGCCGCGCGCGCGGTAGGCGCTGTTGACCGAATGCACCAGATCCACCAGATCGTCATAGGTGACGGTCAGGGTTTGGCCGGTTGCGCCGGTTTTGCCGACAGCAGCGCGGGTCACGGCGCCAAAAGGCTGACCGCTGCCGGTGCCCACGGTGTAGTGCTGGTTGCTGATGCGGCCCAAGCGGGTGGCCAGGCGCTGCGTCACGAAGGCCACGATGTCGATGGCGCTGTCTTGCACCAGCTCCCACGGCAGTGCGATTTTCTTGGAGCTGTACTTGTACGGGTTGACCGCCACGGTGCCAAACGTCACATCCTGGCCGCTGGCGGCGGCGTTTTCTGCGACGATTTCGCCCACTTCTGCCGTGCCATCGCTGGACGGGAAGTTCATGGTGTTGCCGCCCGCCGTGCTCATGACCTGAGCAACTTCGCGCATACCGCCAAACGCTTTCATGGCGTCAACCACCAGGGCCGCGATTTCAGCAGGCACGGTGAAGCCGCCTTCTGCGCTGGTCGTGGTGCTCATGGCGTTGCGAATGGCAATGGCCTGGTCGGCGCTCACGTTGTTGCCGTGGCGCATGTACAGGGCCACAGCGGCCATGGCGTCGATGCCTTCTTCTTTGGCCTTGCCGGGCTTGGCTGCGTTCTCGAAAAAGGCGTCAGCGTCCAACTCGCGCATACGCTCAATCGACTTGATCTGAGCCTGGGTGCGCTCGATTTCGTTGGCGATGCCGTCGAATGTGGACTGCTCCTCAGCGGTCCAGGTTTGCGAGCCTTTTTCGGCAAGCTGGTTTTTGGCGGTGGTGGCGAGGTGTGCGGTTTTCTCGCGCAACGCTGTGATGTTGTCCATGTGGACCTTTCAAGAGTGAAAAGGGGCATCCGGCCCCAACGGTTTTCAGGCGCGAGAAGCGCTGGAAAGTAAAAGCTGCAAGCGGTTGGTGTTGGCTGCGGCCATAAAAAAACCCGCTACTGAAGCGGGTTCGGGTGTTGCTGGCTTGTCTGGCGGTGGCGGTGCTTTGCCGTAGGCCGACAGGTTCCAAGTGTTTTCCATGGCGGGCTTTTTGCCGATGCGGTCAACAAAACCATTGGCGAGCGCCTCATCGGCGGTCATCCAAGTTTCGTTCTCCATCATGGCCACGATGTCCTCAGCGTCTTTGCCTGTCTTTTCAACGTAGCCTGCAACGATGGTGCCTTCGACTTTTTCCAGCAAGTCGGCGGTGTTGCGCATGTCCGTCTTGTCGCCGTAAGCCATGCCGCTTGCGTTGTGAATCATGAACAGCGCGCCCGATGCCATCTCCACCTCGTTGCAGGCAATGGCGATGCTGGTGGCGGCGCTGGCGCACAGGCCGTCAATGATGGCGACCGTCTTGCCTTTGAACGATTGGATGGCCGCGATGATGGCCTTGGACTCAAACACGTCGCCACCGGGGGAGTTCACGCGCACCGTCAGCGTCTCAGAATCACCAGCCTGGGTGATCGCTTGGATCACGCTCATGGCCGACACGCCCCAATCGCTGCCGATGACGTCATAGACGTAGATGGTCGCGCCGGTCTCGTTTTGCACCAGATTGACCGGGCGCCATTCGCGCGCCAGGTTGTCCATATGCAGTTTAAAAAGGTGGTTCATTGGGTAGATGCCTCGGTTTGTGGGGCGGCTTTCTGCGCATCGCGCGGGTCGAAGATCACATCGCCGCCCGGCACAGGCGCGTGGCCTTTGGACTTGCGCACCTCATTGACCGTCATCCACCCCTGCCCGGTGCCGGGTCCACCCAGCGCGGCGCGGTTGTAGTCCGCTTGGGCCTTGCTGTCGCCCTCAATCAGCGCGTCCCTGTCAAATTGCAAATGCCGTCCCACGTCGCGCGGGAACAGCTTGCGGTTGAGTTCTTGTTCGATGCGGACAAGGTGGGGCTGTAGGGTGTAGGTGACGAAACCCCGGCTCATGGACTCCAGGCCGGTGCCAAAGCTGCTGCTCGATGTCGTCTCGCCAATCATGTGCGGGGGCACGCCGAACGCGCGGGCGATGTCCACCACCTGAAATTTGCGGGCCTCCAGCAGCTGAGAATCTTGCGCGTTGATGCTCAATTCCTTGGCCTTCAAGCCCTCGGTCAGCACCAGCGGCAATCGGTGAAAGTTGTCCGCGCCGGAATACTTGCGCACAAACGCGCCCTGCAACAGCGCGATCTGCTCGGTCGTCATCTTTGACGGCGCCTCAAGGGCAATCGACGGGTGTGCGCCGTTGGCAAAGAACTTGCCGCTGTATTCGTCCATCGCCAGCGCGTTGCCGGTCGCGCTTCGCGCCGCGTACTGGATCACGCTCATGGATCGGATGCCGTCGAACCCGAAGCCGGGAAAGTGCAGCACCTCGGCTTCTTCAAGCCAGGTGTTTATGCCGTAGTCGGGCAGGCTGATGTAGTAGCGCACGCTCCCATCAGGCTGGCGCATGGGGCTGACACAACCGTATGGCATGGGCAGCAGCTCGCGCACGCTGTTGTTTGCGCCCCGGCGTATCCAGGTGTAGGCGTCACCGCGCAGCAGTTGCCCGGCGCTCACGCCCTCCCAATGGCTTGCGGCGGTGAATTGCGGGCTGGGCTGCTCGTTGAGTTTGTACCAAAGGTCATCGCGCGGCTGGCGGATCTTGACATCGCCGTCTGTGCGGTACATGTGCAGCGGCAGCGTGGCGATGGCGCCCGCGATCTTCTGCACGCACGCAAACACAGCAGCAACACGCATTGCCGACAGCGGCGTGACGGCCTGCCCGGATGCGGACGGCGTGACACCGAAGGCGTCCATGATTTCAGGCGAGTAGGTGACGTTTTCCGGGCGCAACTCTCCCCGCCGCCCGGTCAACATGGCGGCGATGCGGGAAAGCATGGTCATAGTTCTACAAAACCTTGTGTGATTCCAGAAACTTCTGGGTTCAAAGCCATCAAAGTGACGGCGTTCAATATTGCGATCAAAATATCAATTTTGGCGCTGCCTGACGCCTGCTTTGTGATGATTACTGCGTTGCCGCGTGGCTCCACCTTCGCGTTGCCGACGCACCACGCCGCGATCGGCTGGCCGCCGTGAACGATCACGCCCTCGGCCAGCTTGCGCTCAGCTGTCTTAATGGCGCCGGTCATACGCCAGCCTTGCGAAATTGACATCATCTTTTCTTCGGGTATCTCGGCTTCGCTCAGTGCGTCCAAGATGCCGCCCAGACCAGCCGGGTCGCATCCGATTTTGTCCAGCAGGCCGGACGCCTCGCACTGCGCGCAGATATCGGCCACCTCGGCCACATCGTCACCGATGCGCTGAACCAGCGTCAGGTCGCCATCACGCGCGAAGTCCTGCAACCGGCTCGCGATGTCCTTGCGCCGCTCTAGCACGCTGGGGTGGGCCATTGCTCGCACCCACACCAGCCACTGCCGGGTCACCTTGTCGCGCCCGATGACAGCCAGGCCCAGCAAGTCGTCCAGGCCGCCGCCGTCAATGCCGATGGTGACCACTTCGGATCGGTCTAGTAGGGTTTCGAGCGTCAGGCCCTTCTGGGTTCCTGCGGCTTCCCACCACTCGCTGCCCGCCCAACGGTCTGAGCGGAGGTTCATCCCGATCTCTACGTTCGCGTGCTTGGCCATAAACCCACGGAAGGATTCACCGCCTGCCAGTTCGGCCTTGGAGAACTCGCGATCGAGAAACTGCTGGTCGACTGAGAAACCGATGTTCGGATTCACCAACCCCATATGCTCCAGCTTCAGACAGTCGCCATTGGCCACCATCTCAGGCGGGTGCTCAAAGATCACCGGCACAAAACCGGGGTCGACGATCTCGCCATCGCGCACCTTGCGCGCGTAATCCAATTTTTGCTTGAAGATTCCAGCCGGTGGTTCGTCGGACTGCGTTGACAGCCAGATCACAAAACCCTCGGGCCGTGAAGCCAGTCCGCCAACAGCTTCGCGGAACATGTTTTCCGCACTTGAAATCTTGCCGAACAGGTGAAGCTCGTCTACCAGCGTTCCAACCGACTTCTTGCCGCCGACTGTGTTTTGATCCGCAGCCAAAACCTTCAACGTGGCGCCGCTCTCCCTGTGGCTAATCGTCTTTATGTGGTTCTGCGCGTGTAGCAGCGCGTGCAAATCTTCATCAGCCTTTTCGCTGCACATATCGCGCGCCGGGCTATAGCAATTATTTGCAACCTCCACCGTGGGCGCGATTACGGAAAACTCAGCAGACTGGCGCCAGTTCAGAATGACCGCTGTCATCATGATCCCGGCGGCGATGGTGCTCTTGCTGTTCTTTTTCGGGATCAGCACAAACCACTCAACGATCAGCCGACGCCCGCTCTCGGCATCGTAGGCGCCGAAAATGCTGCGCACCAGATCGAACACCCACGGCGCGCAGGACTCACCAAACGTGGGGCTCCCCGGCGCGTCAACGATCTTCAGTTGCCGGAAGATGTCCAGCGCCTGCTCGGCTGGCTCAGAAAATATCGGCGGCGGGATGATGGTCTCGCGCGCACGCAGCCGGGCCGCCCAATCTGGGCACGCGGTCGACCAAGTGGGCATCAGACCTTCTTACCACCGTTGGCAACCAGCCGGGGCGGCGCAGCAGCAGCGAACTTGCCGCCCGCGATCTTGCGAGCCTGGTCTTGCTGCTGCTCCTTCTTGCCGCCTTCACCCAGCTTGTGATGCATGAACGGCATCAGCGCTTTGGCTGCGTCTGCCCTCACCTTCACATCGGCTTCCAGGTCGTTCATCAGCGCCAGCAGAAAAACCTTCGGGTCTTTGTGCGCCAGCGTGTCGCCAAGCGGCACCGTGATTTCCAGCTTTACCGTGGCCGCCGGCTTGCGCCCGGCGCCAGCGCGCTTACCGCCGCTTCGTCCGGGTGTTCCTGCCATGTTTGATTCCTATTTGATTCGTTTTGAAAGGGGGTTTTATTGTCTACGTGAGTAACTAGCGAGGTTTCCCGCTCGGATCGCTCCAGGCTTTTATGCCCCGGGTGGGGTCACCCTCTCGCGCCCATCCTGACCCGTTCGGCGCTGCTTTTCGCGGCATGGCAGCCGACATCCCTGCCGCCCACCTTGTCCACGCACAGCACTTGCATGTTCGCGTCTTCATTGCTGCTTTCGTGGTGCGCCACACCGATGATGTGATCCAGCTCGAAGCCTGCCGGGTATGCGACCAGCCTGCCGCACATTGCGCAGTGCGGATCTGCTGTCCATATGCGCAGCCGTGCCGTTTGCAGTGCGCGACCTCTCAAGCGGTGCACCACCTCGACCGGACGCCATGCGCCTTCGATCAGCTTTTCTGCCGTCTTGACCTTTATGTCATGCGCCATTGGCAGCCGGTTGGTGTTCAGCACGGCCAGCCGGGGCTTCATCTTGTTCAGCTTCACGCGATCGGCCTTGGTGGGCAGTAGCCGCGCTTGACTTCCGCTTCATGCAAAACGATGGCATCGGCGCACTCTGCGATTGCCTTAGCAAGCGTCACCCTTACCTTCGACGAACTGCGCTCTTTCAGCAGTTGCTTGCCTAGGGCGATGATTGCCTTGGCTTGATCTGATGTGCCTACTGTTGTCATATCGTCACGCTCATAAGGTCTTAGCCTGCGGGCCTGAGCGTGTGCCCTTCGCTGCATTGCGCCTGACGGCAGCAGCTAGACGCGGAGTTCACTGCGCACATTGCCCGGTGCGCAACCGGCGGCGGTTGCCGGGACTGTCGGGGGATGGGTGCGGGGCTAGACACTACTGCGCATGTAGCGCTGTTGGGTGTGTGAGAGTCTGCCCCGCGATGGGTTGCACCTGGCATCCTCTGCCATGCTCGCTTAGGCCGCTTGTAGCGGTTGCTTTCGGTGCAGAAACGACAAAACCCGCGCTAGGCGGGCTTGTTTTGCTCGAAAAAGTCGGCGGCTTCCCTCTGATGTCTCATCCGGTCGCTACTGAGGAAGTCAGGCGGTAGCCGGAAGTTATTCAACAAGGATTCCGGAGGCGAGGCCATCAGCACGGCCTGCATTTCCTGGCGACATTATGCATGATTGTTGAAAAATTTCAATTTCTTTTTAAGCTGCTCGCGAGCACCATAAACGCAGCTGCCCATGTAGTCCGTCACCAGCAGCGCGGCAATCCCCGCCTTTCGCTCACCGCTGCCGTGGCACGCCGGGCAGTGTCGGCCCGACAACCTGGCGGTGTTTTTCACCGCCTCATACTTGCGCCCATCGCACGTCCGGCAGTTCGGGTCCAGCCAGTGCAGGATCGCCTCGGCCGCAACATCGCGCGCCTTGTCTGCCCCAAATTTGCGGCCCGCGTACAGCTGCACCTGGTCGCGCACGCCGGGCAACGTTTTGAGCTTGCCCATCAGCAAGCGCTGCTCATGCACCAGCCATTCGGCATTCGCGCTGGGTGCTGGCTTTGCCGATGCATCCCACTCGCTCGCCAGCCGTAGCAGGGCCATGCCAAGACGACTAGGCGACCACCCGGCGGCGATGATGACATCGGCCGAACAGGCGCGCTCGGGCGTCACCAGCAGGCTGCTGGCGTTGGTGGCGCTGGCGTAGCGCTCGTCTACGCCGGGTCGATCTGTCGTTTCGTTCATGCGGCTTCCTTCTGGTTGCTCAAAATCTTGTCGAGGTCAATCGTCGCGTGTCCGCTGCGTGTTCGGGCCTCGGTCAGCCTGATGGCCTGCTCGTAGCGACTGCGCGCGATGCTGCTGCGCTGTGCGTCATGCCAGCCGATCACTTCGCGCAGTGCTTGCAGGCCCGGCCCACTCAGTCCCATGCGCCCGTCAACCGGCCATTGCAGTGACTTGCTGAAAGCCGTCAGCAAGGGCCACATCAGCCGGTTTTGGGCCTGTGTGCGCGTTTCGGGCTTGATCGTCAGCACCCAGGTTGCGCCGCCCTGCAACACACGAGCCAGCGCGGGGTACAGCCGGGTTTTGATGTCCGCCCATGCCTGCGGCCTGTTGTGCAGCGTGATTTCGAGGGTTTCGCTCATGCCGTCACCTCCGGCCCGCGCGTGAATCGCACCTTCACCATGCCGCCGATCTCGCTTTTGACGTATGGGTGAATGCGAAACCGCTTGTCGTTGATACCCAGGGCGTCGGCCACACCATCGCGCCCAGACTTGAACGCGGCAATCATGTTGTCGTCGTCCCGGTGGAGCCGATCGGGTGGGTAGAAGTCGATCCAGACGTGAACGTCGCCATCCCAATCAACCTTGACGCCAGATTGCTTGGTCAATACGTAGCAGGCGTCTCGGTACATTTTTTTGAACGGCGCTGTCACGCGCCAATGCAGCCGGGCATTGGGAGACAGGGCTTTGTATGGCCAGGGCAAAACGAGTTCGCTCATACCGCCTCCCCATTCACAGCGCGCGCCACGTCTTCCAGGCGCAGCTTGATTTCGACCAGCTCGTACAGCGCAGCGCGGTAGCCTTCAAACGCCTTGTCTGAGCGTTCTCGCTCCACCGCGAGCTGGCCTTCCAGCACCGCGATCCGGCGCTTGAGTGCTGCGGGTTGTTGGCTTCGGTCGCTCATGCCGTCACCACCGCGTCAAACCAGCGCGCACACGTCGCGCCAGCCGAATCAATAGCCCAGTCGCCCCTTGCCACGAAAACGCGCTGCGGCGGCGTTGTTGCGCGGGAGCTGCTGCACAGGCCGATGCGCGCGGCAACCATCACTTCATCGGCGCTCAACGGCGTTTCGTCTTGCTCAGGGGCGCGGATACCGGCGGCGCGTCCTGGCCAGTCGGTGCGAGCGGTGTCGACCCCTTCGCCAGCGCGCGCAAGTCCTGCTCGCTGTGCCCATGCGCTACCCAGTCGGCCAGCACCTTGCGCCGCCTGGCCACCGATTGCTCGGCTGTGATCTGCATCCGTCCGATGGTTTTCAGCAGCCGCGCTCCGCACCAAAGACAGGTGGGGCCGTGCATGGGCCAGCCCGGCCCGATGCTGGCTCTGTGGCAGTCGATACAGGGCATTCATGCGGCCTCCGGGAAAAGGTCAATGGTGTGCGAGTCGCGCTGGGTGGCGGGCGTCAGAAACTCAGCACCCGAAGCGCGCAAGGCTGTTGCGTAGTCGATGCGCTCGCGCTGCAATACGCCGTAGGCCGGATTGAGTTCGCAGCCCAGGTACTGCCGACCGTGCGCAATCGCCACGGCGGCTGTCGTTCCTGACCCCATGAATGGATCAAGCACCACATCGCCTGTCCTGCTGCCCGTCAGGATGCAGCGCTCGGCAAGCTCGGTCGGGAAAGTGGCGAAGTGCGCGCCCTTGTACGGGGTGGTTGCTATAGTCCAGACGCTGCGTCGGTTGCGGGTCATCAACTCGCTGTCGTCGGCGTCAATGGTTCGCTCGGCATAGGCAAGGAGCCCGGCTTTTGTTCTGTGCTCGCCTGCACCCTTGGCGTAAGCCGCTGCACCTTTTGCCGGGTTGATGTTCCCGGCGCGGCGTGGCTTTTCGCTGGCCCGACCCAACTGGTGATCGCCTGTTTTGCCAGTGTGGAACTCCGACCCTGCTGCGCCCTTCGATGCAGGCTCTTTCATGCCGTCCGGGTCAATGAAATACTGCTGCTGCTTGGACAACAGGAAGATGTACTCATGGGCCTTGGTGCAGCGGTCGCGCACCGACTCGGGCATCGGGTTTGGCTTGTGCCAGATGATGTCCTGGCGCAAATACCAGCCGTCTGCGCGAAGGGCGAAGGCCAGCATCCAAGGGATGCCGATCAGGTCTTTTTCTTTAAGGCCATGAACGCCGCGCGCCTTGCTTTTTTCTGATGGCTTCCCATTCAGCTTTTCTCGGCCATGCACTGCTTGCCCAGGCCCCATTTGACTTCTGAAGTTGTTGTAGCTATCCCCAATGTTGAGCCAAAGCGTGCCATCGTCGGCCAGCACATCCCACACGCAGCGGAACACCTCCACCATCGCAGCGATGTACTGCTCGGGCGTTTCCTCCAGGCCGATTTCCGCAGGCTCGAAAAACTCAAACAGGTGGGCCGGTATGTCGCTTTTCTTGTAGATATTCACGGCTCAGATTCCTCCGTGAATGGACATACAGGTGACAGGCCTCGCACAGCAGAACCAGATTGGAAGGCTCTGCACGAAGATCTTTGTCTGCGAACGAAACAATGTGGTGGATATGAAAAGGCATATCCCGCGCATCATTTTTGTGCTGTCCACACCTGCAACACGTCGCGTTATCTCGCTTCCAAACAGTGCAGCAAGCCGACTTCCACTCTTGACTGGTATAGAAGGCTTGTCGCTGCGGGGTGACTCCGCCAAGCCATCGTGAGTTGAGTTCCCCTCGCTTGCTCCACATCGGGTTGTCCGCGCCATCACTACCCCAATGTTTGATCGCTCGCGCTTCTGAAGTGGAGCGGCGTGGAATGCCGTGTTTTTTAAGCCAAAAAATAACGGCAGCATCAGTGACGCCGAAGTCTTTGGCAATTTCTCCAGTGCTTCGCTCAAGACGAATGTAATTTTCCATAAGCCATTCGCTCTCACGGAAAAGCTGCGGGCTACGCCAATGATCACCCTTGCCGAATTGTCCATTTTGTTTACGCATGCCATATTATGCTCTCAGTCCGAAGTATGGGATACAGGCAAGATGCCAAGATGCAAAAGCTCCGCACGAATGCGAGCCATTTCTTCTTCCGTAAGGGATTTCTTGAGACGCACCGCATCCGGCATGTATGAGCGCAGGCCAAAATAAGGCGGACTGGTGACGCACATCTGCGCCTTCACGCCTTGCGCGGCCCAGCGGCGCATGGTTTCGCGGCAGTCGCCAAACTCGATTGTGTTCATGCTGCTCTCCGCGTGCGGATGGCTTCGGCTTCGCGGGCCATCTTCATCACCGTGGGCGTGATCTTTGCCCCCGCTGCATGGCGGGCGATGATTTCGGGCGCCCAATCCATCGCGCCCGTGGTCGTCTGCACCTTCGAGCCGGTGACGTGCCCCAGCTTGGCCAGCTCTTCGCGCATCCGGGCGGGGTTTGCTTCGGGCGTCGGCAGGGCAGGCACATCGGGCGCTGGCGCTGCCCGGCACAAGTTGCGGAACTGCACCGCGTTCGGCGCGCGCTCGGGCAGGTTTTGCAGGGCATAGGCGATGGCTTCGAGCCGTCCGGCGTACTGGCCCAGCTCGCGCGCCCATGCTTCTTTCACGTCTTGCGGGGGCACACCCTGCCATTGCTTTGTCCACTGGTCGCCATACACCGCGGACAGGCGAGAAAACACGCGGTCGCAGGCCGTCATTGACAAGTTCATGCTGAAATCCTTGGGTTGGTTGGGGTGATGTCGATCACGTCTGCGTCGCCATCGGTGGGCCACTTGCGGCCCGTCATCTGCTCCCAGCGCTTGCGCCGGGCCATCTCGTCGCGCTCGGCAAAGCTGAGTGGCTGGGCTTGGCGGTTTGCCGTCATGGCTGCGGGCTTCGGTGCGCGGGCGGCGTACCAACCGGCGTTGAACACCTGCCAGCCAAACTCGCAGCAGGCGGTCACAGCGGCTTCCAGGCTGATCCCGGCTTTGTCGGCTTCGCGCTGCAACCCAGCGATGGCGGTTGCCGTCAGTGGCCCGGCGCGCTTGGCTTTGCGAACAACGAGAAAGTCAGCAAGCAAAGCGGGAGGGATGGCCAGCGCTTGCGCGGGCTTCTCCCTCTTCTCTTCTTTCTTTGTTTCTGTATCTGCTTCTGTATCTGTCTCTTGGGCCGTTTCAGAAACGTTTCTGGAACGTTTCACCCGTTCCCGATACGCTTTGACGCGATCAGTGCTCGAGTCAGACACGTATTGCCGCTCGTTCCATGCCAGCGGCTGCAAGGTTGTTTTGTCGATCAGACCGACCTCGGACAAGCGCCGGATCACTTCTTCCAGCGTGCGCAGGTCAACCCCCAGCTTTACAGCCACCTTGCGCAGAAGCAGGTTCTCGGGAACGTCCAAGATGCCTTTTGCCTTGCAGCACAAGATGGCGACAAAGTGCCAGCGGTCTTCAAAGGCCAACAGGCGCAGCTTTTCGTCGTCCACGGCCTCGGAGTACATGCGGAACCAAGGTAGTTGGTTCATGCCGGCCTCCATTCATGCAGAAACTTGTCGCGCTTTGAGCGGTTGCATGGGAGGCACGCGGTCACCAAATTGCTTTCATCGTTGCTGCCGCCTTTAGACACTGGAACAACGTGATCGCACTCAAGTTTTTTCCCTCGCTCGCCGCAGTACTGGCAGGTGTAGTCGTCTCGGGTAAATATGAGGCTGCGAACAGCACGCCACAGGTGCGCTGGAAGGCGAGCGCTTTCGCGTGGGTTGTATTTTTCCCACTCGGTCGGCTGCCATGATTCGTTTATCAGTCCAGCGGAAACCAGTGTCTGCTTCACCTCCAAGATCACCCCGTGGTCGATCCAAAGGCGTTGGGCAACGATGCGGTTGAGCATCAGGTCGTCGGCCACGTCATCAATGGCGCCATCGGACTTGAGGGCCAGCACGCCGATGAAGTGGCGTTGGTCCTCGAATGCCAGCCCGATCATTTTTGGATCGTTCAGAAAGTCCGTGTACATGCGGAACCAAGGCATTCGAGTGCTCACGCGGCCACCTCCGCCAGCTTGGCCAACCCCTTCGCCGTCACGCGCACCTGCTCAGTGATCTTTTCTGAGCCATCGGGGCGCGTCAGCGTGGTCGGCTTGTGTTCCAGCACGCCCGATTGCAGGCGCGGCTGGTAAGCGATCCAGTGGGCGCCGCCCGCGCGCTTGAAGATCCATTTCTCGGCGCTCATCCATGCCGTCAGCTTGCGCGGGGCCATGCCCAGGTTCTTGGCTGCATCGGTCAGGCACAGCGAGCCATCGGCCTGAGTCAGGCGGTCCAGTGCGGCCACCTTGGGCGCGGCGATGGCGAGCTGGGCCTGTTGGTCCTCGATCTGGTCGGCTTGGTCCGCAGCGAGGCGCAGGGCGGCAGACAAGGACTGAGGTACAGCAGGCGCTGCGACCTGGCCTTCCAGTTCTTGCCAGCGGTCAATGATCCGAGCTGTGAACTCTGGGCAGAGTTGGGCGACTGCAATCAGGCTACTGCGCTTGTCCAGCAGATAAACATCAACAGGCCGCGCGCCGGGGCCGTCGTGAGAGGTTTCCACAGACTGTGTGAAGCTGATAACGCCCTTGTCTCGCAAGGTTTCCATGCTTCGCCTCACGCTGTCGTGGCGCGAGTCCACCAGGTCCGCGATTTCTCGGCTGGTCATCGTCATGACCGACTTGCTCAAAATAGATATGGGGTTCATAATTCGCTTTCTTGAGAACCCACCCGAGCCGTTACTGCGGCGTTGACGGTGGGTTTCTTTTTGTGGCTGAACAGGCGCAGCCACACCGCCGTTAACTCTTTGCTTTTGGCTTGCGCGGCGGGCGCACCCTGACCGGCGGTTTTCCGTTCGACAAAAAAACGCTGCGCTTTGATGCGTCGGCAGCAAGCTCGCGGGCTGTGCGTGTCGGCGCCATCACCGATGGGCCAGCAGGGCGCGTGAAGCCGTTGTCCACGCTGCGCTTGATCCACGTACCGGGCCAACACAGTGAGGCGTCAGGCATCGGCACAGCGCGGGTGAACTGCGTGTGCTGGCGTGGTGCGAGCAATGCCTGTGCGCGCGCTGACAATCCGGGCATCACTTCGTTGCTGCGCGGATTGCCGGGGTGGGCTTGGGCGATGCTGCTCATTCGTCAGACCTTCCGGCAGCTTCCGTCAGGTATGGATTGCCACGCAGCATCCGGTGCAAGATCATTGTTTTGTGACCTTTTGCCCTACAGTGCTCATCCAACACCCGATTGACGTAATCGTTTCGATTTACGCCCTCGGCATAGGCCAGTGCGTCAAGCGCTTGGGCCAGTTCAGCAGGCGCGAGCCCGCGCAGTTCAACCTTGTCGGGGTTCGGCATTTATGCGACTTTCTTTTTGCGTGGGGTGGTTTTCTGGGCCGCGATTTCGCTGTGCAGCGCCTGGAGCGCGAGGTAGCTGCGGCTCATAACGTCTTGCACCTCACCGCGCTCGATCTTGGAAATGGTGGGTTGGGGCACCCCGCAGCGCTCGGCCACCTGGGTTTGGGTCAGGCCGCTGGCCCGGATGTCGGTTATCAGTTCAAGTGGTGTCATTTTAGTCCCTCGGGCATATTGTAAGGCAGCAAGAAGGCATATGCAACACGGATTAAATGCACTCATGCGTGACTCACTAGCCCACCGACTCCGACAGGCCCGCAAAAGCCACAAATGGACCCAGGAAGAACTGGCCAGGCGCTCGGGCGTGGCTCAAGCGAACATCAGCAAGATCGAACGTGGCAGCACCTTGACCCCAGAAGGAATACTTTCGCTTGCCAAAGCTTTGGCAATAAACCCTTATTGGCTTCAAACCGGCGAAGGGAGCATGAACGACACCGGAAGCAATGTGCAATCGGTTACAAACGCTGTCCGGGCGCCACTCATTTCGTGGGGTGCTGTCGGTCTTGCTGGGCAAGGGACGCAGATGTTTTTGAGTGAGAGCCGGGCCGGAGATCCCATAGAGACAAGCGCAGACTTGGGTATGGGCAGTTTTGCCCTTTGCGTCGAGGGCGACAGCATGGTCAACCCCATGGCGAGCGGGGTGTCGCTCCCCTGCGGCGCGATCATCATCGTGGACCCCACACGCAAAGCCAAAGCGGGCGATTTTGTGGTTGCCACAGACCCAACATCCAAGCAGGCCACACTCAAGCAGCTCATGACTGATGGCGGGCGCTGGTTCCTCAAGCCCCTGAATCCGGCGTACCCAACAACCGAGATTGATGGGCCGGTCGATTGCGTCGTCGGGCGCGTGATCGAGGTGCAGTTGCGCCGCGCACTGTAGCCCACCCAGGCGGCACAGGGTAAACCCCTAGCCACCCACAACAAGCCGCCTACGGGCGGTTTTTTTGCGACTTTTTTTTATTCGCACGCAAAAATATATGCCGAAGGGATTTTCTTGGTTTATTCCCTGTGGCATAATTTGGCCATGCGCTGAACACCTCGGCGCCACCAAGGAGCAGCAACATGAGCAACCCCATGAGCAACCCCATCAGCAAGCTGGCCGCCTACGGTCAGGCTCTAAAGGCCTTCGACTGGCAGTTCCAGATGGCCGACGACCACACCCGCTGGTCTGCGGGCAATAAAGCCCTAGCCCACATGCTCAAGATGCAGCGCCAGATCGACCCAGACGGCGTGATGTGGCTGTCAACGCCGGGCGCGCGTGGGCACGGCGCGCCGCAGCCGCAGATTCAGCGGGTGGCAGCATGAGCGCGCACACGCACCTGACAAAAGTTCAGGTATTCAACCTGAACGAAAGGTACGGTTGGTTCCAGTATGGCGACGCACAAGGCGGTGTAAGCATGGCGTTTGCTCAGGACGCAATTGAAGCTTACGAGCGCACACGGCGGGCTGGACCTGAACTGCTGGCTGCACTGGAAAAGCTGGTACAGCAAGTCGAGAGTGGGTATTTCGATCACATCGCAACCGATCACCCGAACAGCGCGGTGATTACGGCCCGCGCAGCAATCGCCAAAGCCACGGGAGTGCAGCCATGAAACACCAAGACCGTTTCGCGCGAACGCTGGACGAAGCCTTCGGACCGCACGCAAGCAAGCACATCACAGAGGCCGATGAGCCGATGCACCCAACAGACCGCATCGTCGTCATTGCCGGCGCCATTGCTGCGCTGTTGCTGGTCGGCCTGGCTGCACGGGGGTGTCTCGCATGACGCCGATTGAAAGAGCCGCAGAACGCGCCATGCACCGCATGAATGAGTCCATCAACCGAAGCGCTGGCCAGCACATGCGGGCCATTCGCAAATCTCACGCGCAGCCGGTGATTGAGACGGTCGACACCGATTCGGTGCTGCCCGATGCCTTTGTCAGCCGCATGTATGACGAGCAGGAGCAAGACGACGCCATGGGCGCAATGCGGATGCTGGCCTATGCGCTGGTATCGCTCGCCCTTGTTGGCGCAGCCGTGACGCTGGCTGTTTTCATCACCATTTTTAACCAACCCTGAGAAAAACATGAGCACAGACCTGAAAACCCAAACAACCGCTTCGCCGGTCGCCGCCTTCTCCAAGGTTCTCGATCGCATGAAGCCGCAGATGGCGCTGGCGCTGCCCAAGCACATGAGCGCAGACCGCATGGCGCGCTTAGCCCTGACCGCGTTCAGCACAAACCGCGATCTTCAAAACTGCAAGACCGACAGCATTCTGGCCAGCCTGATGACGGCCACGCAACTCGGCCTTGAGCCAGGCATCAACGGCCAGGGCTACCTGATTCCGTACAAAGGCACCTGCACCTTTGTGCCCGGCTGGAAAGGCCTCGTCGATCTGGTGGCGCGCGCCGGACGCGCAACAGTTTGGACGAGCGCGGTCTACCCAGGCGACAAATTCGATTACCAGTTGGGCGACGAGCCATTTTGTCGCCACAAGCCAGAAGACGGCGAAGGCCAATTCACCCACGTCTATGCCATCGGGCGCGTGCGGGATGCACAAATGCCGGTCATCGAGGTCTGGACGCGCGGCAAAGTCCAGAAGCACCTGACCCAATACAACAAGGTGGGCGGTCGGCACTACGCCATGACCAACGAGAGCAATTTCGAGATGTACGCCCGCAAGGTCGCGCTGTTGCAGGTCTTGAAATACATGCCATCGAGCATCGAACTGGCCAACGCCATCACGGTGTCGCACGCGGCCGAGTCAGGCCAGCACGCGGTGATTGAAGGCGACTTTGTGACCATCTCCGATTCCGTGGACCCGTCAAGCGGGGAAATCAGTCCAGGGGCGAGCAGGCCTGTCCCGCCACCCATTGATGACGCTGCCTTCGACAAGCGACTGGACGCATGGCGTTCGCAGATCGCAGAGGGCACGCCAGCAGACGATGTGCTGGCCACCATCGCCACGCGCTACACGCTGACCGATGCACAGCGCGCGCAAATCACAGCCGAATGAACCTTCACCCCAAGGAAAAAACGTGAAAAAAATCCATCTCTCCCAAGGCTCACCCGAGTGGCTGGCCCACCGCGCCCGCGCTTGCAACGCCAGTGAGCTGGCTGTGGTCATGGGCCTGCCGGGCTACATCACCCGCTCCGAACTCATCGCGCAAAAGGCCACAGGCATCGTGCCAGAGCCGGACGAGGCAACACAGCGCCGGTTTGACCGGGGTCATGAATTCGAGGCGATCGCCCGCCCTTGGGCCGAGGACATCATCGGTGAAGACCTGTACGCCAGCGTGTTTGCGGCCGAGGTTGACGGCTTGCTGTTGTCTGCCTCGCTGGACGGCCACACGATGCTGAACGATCGAACCAATGAGCACAAGTCTGGCAACGTCGCACTACTGGCCAGCTTGGACGCTGGCGTGATCCCTGAGCAATACCACCCGCAGATGGAGCAGGGCCTGATGCTGACCGGCGCCAGTCGGTGCCTGTTCATGGCCTCCAGCGGCGTCCGCGAGGACATGCGTCACTGCTGGTACGAGTCCGACCCGGTGCTGCGCGCCAAGATCATCCCGGCGTGGAAGCAGTTTCAGGCCGATGTTGCCGCCTACGTGCCGTCCGAGGCGATCGAAAAGCCAGTCGCCCAGGCCGTCGAAGCCCTGCCGGCCGTGCTGGTGCAGGTCTCCGGCGAAATCTCGGTGCGCGACAACTTCCCGGCGTTTGAAGTGGCCCTGCGCGACTTCCTGGACAACCGCCTGATTCGCAAGCCAGCGACCGACCAAGATTTTGCCGACCTGGATTTGCAGATCAAGGCCCTCAAGAATGCCGAGGCCGCGCTGGACGCCGCTGAATCGCAGTGGCTCTCACAGGTGTCGTCCATCGACGGGATGAAGCGCGTCAAAGACATGCTGCACAAGCTGACCCGCGACAACCGGCTGATGGCCGAGAAGGTGCTGGCAGCGCGCAAGGAAGAAATCAAGGCTGAGATCGTGGCCGGTGGTGTGGCCGCGCTGCGCGAGCACATCGCTGGCCTGACCAAGCGACTTGGCGCCGGGTACGGCTTGGCCATCCCTGCCGACTTCGCGGGCGTCATCAAAGGCAAGCGCAGCATCGACAGCCTGAACGACGCGGTGGGCACCGAGCTGGCACGCGCAAAGATCGCAGCGAACGAGCTGGCCGACCGGATCGACGCGAACATAAAGACGCTTACCGCAACCGGCGCCGATCACTTGTTTGGCGACCGCGCTGCGCTGGTGTTGAAGCAAGCCGACGACCTGGTCGCGATCATCGCGCAGCGCCTGGCCGCTGAGACTGCGCGCCAAGAGCAGGAGCGTGAGCGCATCCGGGCCGAGGAAGCTGAGCGGGTTGAGAGCGAGCACGCCGCGAAGGTTGATGCCGCGCGAGTGGAAGCGCAGCGGATCGCCACCGAACAAGCTGCGCGTGGGCAAGCCGAGGCCCAAAAGGCGGTGGCTCCGGTGATCGCGCCAGCATTCGTGATCGGCCAAGGGCTCCACGGCTCAGTCGTTGAAGTATGGGCGGCACCCAAGCAGCCGCAGCCAGCAGCCGACACCGGCAAGCGCATCAACCTCACCGAGATCAACGCCCGCCTGTCTCCCGTGTCGATCACGGTTGCCGGTCTGTCTGAGTTGGGTTTCGAGCCGGTGGAGCAGGTAAAGGCTTCGCGGCTGTACCGCGCCAGCGACCTGCCCGCGATCTGCCAAGCCATCAGCGCGCACGTTCTGGCTGTCGCTGCGACACGCAAAGCCGCGACCGCCTGAACATCAAACAAGCGGGACTGGCCGAATCTCCCCTTCGCTTCGCCCACGAGGTAACAAGTCCCCGATGCCGAATCATCCGAGCCCGCGCAAATGACAGGATGAGTAGGTGCAAGCAGCGGCTAGTCGAAAGCATGTAGCTGCGAATCGAGGAAACGGGCGCACCACATTTTTAGGATTGAAATGAACCCCGGCCTTTGCCTTGACAGCGGGGAATTCATCCCCGCATCGGAACTAAATCAAAGGATTGATATGCAATACGAACTGCCACCCCACCCAGAACACACAATGCAGTGGAGCCCGCGTGAGCAAAGAGTAATAGTTAATCACGTTAATCAAGCAATTGAACCGCTGCAAAAGCGCATCGCTGATCTTGAGGCGCAGACCGCCCAGCTAACAGCATCCCTTGAGACAGCCAGCAGCGCAGTTATTGTGCTCAAGCAGCAGCAGCGCGAAGGGTGGGCGCAGATTGCCAGCGGACAGGAACCCGTGACGGTCGAACAGATTGCCAATTTGGTGCGTACCCACCTGACAAGCATTTACGCCTGCACCCGAGTCTGGGAAGCGTGGCAGGTTGGCACCATGACAGAAGACGACTTTATTCCAGCCAGCGAGATTGAAATGGCTGACGAAATTGCGGAAGCAGTTGTCGCTCTTTTAACCGCACCATCCACAACCAGAAGTTGAACCCATGACCAATGAACAATTGATGCAAGGCGCTTATGACGCGCTTTGCGTAGTGGTCGCGGGGCGACAAGGGGTAACTGAGTGGGAACAAAACGAAACGCTTAGAGCCGCCCTTCGCGAGCGGCTGGCACAACCTGTTGCCAGCGGGCAGGAGCCTACGGGCTTATGCGTCGATTGGCTGTCAAACGTCATACGCCAAGCAGACGGCAACAACAGGCTTGGGGCAGGCGCTTTAGCGGAAACGATTGTCGAGGCGGTTAGCGGGCTCGACCAGGACCGGCCCATTGCCAGCAGGCAGGGGCCTCAGCTACTGGGCCGCGTTGAGTTGCAGCGTGAGGCAAAGCACCCAGCACCGTGCGCAAGTCATTGCGAGGCGCCTGCATTCAAGATTGAGATTCGTCAATTGAAGACTCAGATTGAGGTTAATCGAGCGCCGCCACCAGCACAGCAGCCGCTAAGTGATGCTCAGATCAACAGCGCTTGCCTTTCTCGCGATCACAGTTTTGGCTTGATGGATGCAAACAAGCGAGCGCTAATGATTTGTTCAGCCCGCGAGTGGGAGCGGGCTTTTGCAAAGGAAAAGCCATGATATTGACTCAGCAAGAAAAGCGCGAGATTGTGAGCAGCTTACAGTTGAACGTAGGCGACTGGAATCGCAACGGACTATCAGTGGCTAATGCTATTGAAGCCGCCGTGCTGGCAAAGCTTGCTGACGTGCTGAAAGACTCGGATAGGCTTGATTGGATTTTGCATCACGCATACGTGTCAGAGTGCTTTACCGACCATGGGACAGTGCTTGAAATTGCAGGCACAGATCGTCAAGTGCCGCGCCCTGACAATTGGAGGCAAGTGCCTTACCCTATTCTTAATGCCATCGACGCCGCAATGCTCGCCAGCAAGGCGGTGAGGCCATGACGATGCCCCACGACATAAGCCGCCGCCACCCGGTAGCCCACGACGATCTGTGCCGCGATTGCGCCCGCTGGGTAGGCCATCCCGATCAGACGTGGGGCGAGCGCACGCCCAGCAATACAGCCGTGGTGCGCAGCGTGAGTTGCCAATACATCCCAATTGTCAAAGCACCATGACCGCCATCAACAGCAGCAAGACCGCAGCAGTGGACCGGAATTATCACTGGATTCCAATTCACCAAAAGCCCCCAGGCGGCGTCAAGCTGCAACTGATTCACAGGCCGTCGGGTGTGGCGACATACAGCATCTACCGTGTTTCGGACCACTGGACACACTGGCGAGAGCTTCCAACATTTGACCCAGAGGAAAAACCATGAGTAATTGGCAACCAATTAAGACAGCGCCCATCCATCAAACAGTATTGGTGGCAGTAGACGCAAAGCACGTAACGATGGCGTTTAAGTCTGAGGGCATCGGCTGGATGTGGGATCAGGCAGATGATGAGGGCGACAACTCAAAGCTAACCCACTGGATGCCACTGCCACCACCACCGAAGGATCACCCGTGAGCGACCACATCATCAGAATCGAACCGCTGTGCGTGGCCCAAGACAAAGCCGCGCAGATGATGGACGTGTCCGCGTCCACATTCCAGGCCTTGACCCGCAGCGAGCCGCTGCTGCGGCCCATCCTGGTCGGCGCTCGCAATGCGCGCTACCCGCTCGCCAATTTGCGCGAGTATGTGGCTACCCGGCCAGCGTCAGACCTGGCCCCGCCTGCGGGCTCAGGGTTTGGTCGGAAAGGTCGGGTGGCGGCGTGAATGTCGAACACGTCATCTTCGCCAGCTACGGCAACGATTCCGTGGCGTTGATCCAATGGGCGCATGAGCGCGGGCTGTCAAACGTCCATGTGGCCTACAGCAACACAGGCTGGGCCGCTGAATGGTGGCTTAGTCGTGTTGCGCAAGGCGAGCTATGGGCGCAGTCGCTGGGCTTTTCCACGCACCGCATTGACAGCGAAGGCATGGAAGCGCTGGTAGCCCGCAAAAGCGCTTGGCCGCGTGGCGGCGGCGGCAAGTTCCAGTTCTGTACCGAGGCGCTGAAAGAGCGCCCGGCTCAGAAGTGGCTTGCTGAGGTTGACCCGCAAGGCGAGGCGACTGTGCTTGTCGGGGTGCGGCGCGAGGAAAGCGCAAACCGACGTGATGCGCCCGAGCATGTGCTCGCCAGTGAGCGCCACGGTGGCCGCGAGCTGTGGCAACCACTGGTGCGCCACAACGAAGGTGCGCGTGATTCGCTTGTGCAAAATACTCCAATGCCGCTGTTGCCGTTTCGCAGCAAAGAGTGTTACCCATGCGTCAACGCCCGCAAGCCTGAGCTTCGTTTTCTTGACGACGAAGCAAAAACCCGAATCATCCGCATTGAGAAAGCCGCTGGCATTAACAGCAAGGGCAATGCCCGTGTGATGTTCAGCCCAGCCCGCCACGGTGGCGCGGTAGGCATCGAAGCGGTGATCGAAGAAGCAAAGCGCGGCATTGACGATCTGTTTTTGACCGCCGGGTGTTCGTCAGGCTGGTGTGGCTAAAGCCTGACTAAGCCGCCCCAGCCACTCCACCCGCTGCGCATCGTAGGAGCTGCGGTTGTACGTGCCAACTATCACGCTGGGCAAGTGGCCCAGGATCGCTTCGGCCACTTCCTGCGGGCAACCCATCTCGGCCAGCAGCGTGCGCCCGGTGCGTCGCAGATCGTGCGCTGTCCAACCCAGCACCGGCAGCGCCAACCCCTCGCCTTGCCGCGCCTTGGACTTCGCGCTGGTCGGGTTCAAACTGTAGAGGTAGGTCGAGAAATCGTTTTGCGTGTACTGCCTACCGCGCTCAGTCTCGAACAGCCAACCCGACGCACCAACGCCCGCGATTCGGCGCTGCACCACCTCAAGCGCCCTGCCCAGCAGCGGCACCCGGTGATCCACCGCCCGAGGGTTGCCCGCGTTTTTCGTCAAGCTGGCCGGGATGGTCCACCACCACACCGCGCCCTCGCGCTTGATGTGTTCCGGGCGCATCCCGACAATCTCGCCACCCCGGCAGCAGGTCATCAGGTAAAGCAGCGTCACGTCGCGCCCCAGGCTGTGCATGTTCGGCAACCACGCCAGCAGCTCGCGCACCTCGGCAATCGTCAGCACACGTTTGGCCGTGCCGGTGTGCTTGCCGCCCACGATCTTGCCCTTGCTTTTGAGCCTGCCACGCATGACCAAGCGCCACCAGTTCGGCGCCTCGGTCAACCGGCCTGAGTCAAGCCCGTAGTCCCACGCGGCACCCAGCAGTGAGCGCAGCTTGGACGCCGCGGTGGGCTTGGCCTTGCGCGCATCGAGCACGTCGAAGCAATCGGCCCTGGTGACGCTTGCCGCTTGCTTGCGGGCCAGCACATGCGACTCGGCCAAAAACCGCAGCAGCGCCCGCTCTGACGCCAGTGCGCCCGCCTCCCCCCGCCGCTCTCGGACGTGGCCGGTGATGTAGTCGTTCACCAAGTCGGTCACGGCGTAAGCCCGCGGCGTAGGTTTTGGCCGGGTGATGGCCTGCACGTCTTCACCGCTGGCCCGCGCATCCCGAAGCGCCTGCCACTTTGCTGCCGCGCTGGCTGCTGGCATCGCGGGCCACTGGCCGATCTTGGTTTGCTTCATCAGCCCATCGACTTTGAAGCGGTACACCCATGCGCGAGTGCTGGCCGTGGCGACAAGGCGCAGGCCGGGACAACCCGGAATCACAAGGTGCGCACCAGGCAGCAAGAGCTTGGCAGCACGGGCATCAAAGAACAT